ACAGATGAACCACACTAAAAATATTTGTTACCTTTGTGAAACACGTTCGGACACCATGCACATACATTACAACTTTGCCACACGTAGCAGACCGGAAAAGATGGCTGCTGCATTTGCTACCATCCTGGCACATTCTTATAAGTCAAAGTACACCGTAGGACTTACCATTGATGATGATGATACCGCTACACTCAACTCGAATGAATTAGCCGACATACTGAAATATCCGTATGTGTACGTTAACGGCGGCACATCCAAAAACAAGGTGCATGCAATTAACCGTGGCATGGAAGGATGGCAGGGGGATATTGTAGTTAATATGTCAGATGATATGCGATTCCTCAAGCAGGGATTCGACATTGACATCATTAACGCATTTGAGGGCAATCTTGACCAGTTTATACACTTTCCGGACGGCAGGGTTAATCACCTGCTGCCAACGATGAGCATAATGGGTAGAACGTATTATGACAGGTTTGGGTACATCTACCACCCACAATACGAATCCCTGTGGTGCGATAATGAGGCGATGGATGTGGCAAAGCAGTGCAATGCGTATAAATACGTAGATAAGCGGATATTCGACCATTACCACCCTGCATGGACTGGTGAGGTACCGGATGCGCTGCTGAATCACACTCAATCGTTTTTTCGTGCTGATGAGATAACCTATATCCGGAGGAGTAAAGCCGGATTTCCAAAAGAGAATGTATGACCCTATCCATCCTAATTTGCACACTACCACAACGCATAGGCTACCTATCGCAGCTACTCCAGGTACTTACACCGCAACGCACACCGGAGGTTGAGATACTAACGGAGTCGGATAATGGTGCAATGACTACCGGGCATAAGCGGAACCTACTACTGCAACGCAGCCAGGGTAAGTACGTGGTATTCATTGATGATGATGACATGGTGAGCAGTACGTACATTTCCGATATACTTGCAGCCGCCGAATCTAATCCGGATGCCATCGTATTTAACGGTACAATGACCACAAATGGAATGGATGAAAGGAAGTGGTATATAAGTAAGGATTACGGCTATGAGGCGAAGGGCGGGGCTTATTACAGGTATCCAAATCACATCGTACCTATACGCCGAGAGATTGCGATGGCATTCCCGTTCATGGATATTCGGATCGGTGAGGATTATGCGTGGGCAACTGCTATACACAATGCAGGGCTGATTAAGACCGAGGTGAAGATTGAGAAGGAATTGTATCATTATCAATTTAGAACTAATAAATAACCTATGAATTACCCAACATATTTAAAGCCTTTTTTTACTTTCTATAAAAGAAAAGTTTATACGCAAAGGGGTAGGGTAGGCAGAATAGTTACATCTATATTTAGAAAACCTAAAAGAAATGAGATACTCCCAAAATAACGAGCAAGACATTATCCTAGCCTACTTCCAATCCCGTAAGGGTTTCTTTCTGGACATTGGGGCCAATGATGGCGTTACCCTATCCAATACCTATGCATTGCAGCTACTTGGTTGGAATGGTGTACTGGTAGAACCGAGCGAGGAAGCATTTAACCGCATCTTAGCCAATCCTATGGTACACAAGTTCAACGTAGCCATTGGCGAAACAGATGGGCATTGTACGTTCCATGAGATGGGCAACCATTTGGGCAGGGGGGATATATCGCTACTTAGTACCATTAAGAAAACTGAACTCAAAAGATGGCCAGGTACGGAGTTCAAAGAGCGAATGACCGAGGTATGGACTTACAATACCCTAATTAAGAACTCCCCATTAAAGTTCTTTGATTTCATTTCTATCGATGCAGAGGGCGTAGACTTTGAGATATTAGAACAAATTAACCTGAAGCATACGCAAATGGTGTGCATAGAGCATAATGGTAATATTGACTTATTTCACTTAATTAAAGATTATTGCAATAAGTTTAATTTAAACAAATGTTTATTAACTAACTTAGAGAATGTAATATGGGCAAGGTAACATCAGGTAAAGTAATTGTATCCCTATCATCCACAGGCAGGGAAAACTACAACGAGGCACAACTCGGACTAATACGAAGCATAGACCGCAAGGCTCCGGACTATGATACTCACCTGCGTAGTGTGGATGGGTATGTAGATGAGTACCTGGAAAGAAAGATATACCTCGGCGATTGGCCTAATACAGAGAAGTGGGGCAAGTCATGGAACCATCAAAATATGCCATACCAGTTCAAGCCGTTTATGGTAGCCGAGGCGTTGGAGATGGGATATAAGAAAATCATTTGGTGCGATTCCACAATCAGAGTGCATCAGAATCCAGATCCATTGTGGGCATTAGCTGCCGAACATGGTATTGTAGCATGGGATAACGAAGGGCATCCGTTGGAGAAGTACATCCCCGACCATCAATTGGAGTTCCTAAAGATTGATTCCGCTAAAGGTATGTATCAGATTATGGCCTGTTGCATTATGTTTGACTTCGACCATCCTGCAACAATGCCGATATTTGAAAGGTGGATTGAGGGAGCGAAGGAGAATTGTTTTCACCACAACGAAAGTAAGAATCCGCACTACATTAGCAGCCGGCATGACCAGGCACTACTATCCGGATTGATGAACCTTGCAGGGATTCCAGTGCAGCCGTATGGAGGATTAGCATACAGGCACTATCTACCTGTTGAACCTTATTTTATTAATTGGGGGGTAAAAGACTAAATACTATGAATGACAGAGAGGAAGTAATACACAACCGGCAAAGGAAGCAGTTATGGTTGGAGGTGTATTTGGAATGCATGAAGAAACCTAACGCCGGATGGGAGTCCGCATGGTATGAGGCAAGTAAAGCGGTAGAATGCTTTGATACAACATTCAAAATAAATAAACTACCCAACCAATAATGGACTTCACCAAAGAGCAATTCATCAACTTTTGGGGTAATAATGGATATTACGAGGAGTTTACCTATGGGATAGGCATACTAGAGGTAATTAATCGGATTATTTATCCGTTTGGTGGTGTTGAAACATGCTTAGAAGTTGGATGTGGTGGCGGTGTATTCACTAAGGTGCTATCGAATACTTTCAGTAAGGTAATCGGTATTGATATTATTCCCATACACGCCGGAGTGATATACCATAATTTAGAATACAAGGAATTAGATAACCAAGACTACAAATGCACAGGTGTAGATGACAATTCAATCGACTTTGTTTTTAGTTACGGAGTATTCTGCCACTTCTCAAATGATGCAATCAAAGAGTATCTGCAATCTATTTACAGAGTGATGAAGAAGGGCGGTAATTGTGTGATAATGATTAGTAACTTTGACAAACTGAAAGCATACTTCCCCAACTATGATGACTGGAGCAAGTACAAATTAGGAGATAGAATGAGTATCGGGCATTTTTACCAAGATGATAGAACGGTTGATATAATGAAACATAAATTTAAAATTGTTAGCCGTAACCTAACACCAGACCACAGGGATATAGTGGTACATCTAAAGAAATAATATGGGCTACACTCACGAAACAACACGCATAATAGACCCCTACTTACCACACATCAAATCTGTGGTAGACCTCGGAGCGCAAAACGATTACAGGGTGCCATTACCCGCCCCATACACTAAAGATTCATATTATGCCGGCAAAGACTACGAAGCCATTGATATTTCTGGTGAGAATGGTTCAACCTCACTGGACTTATCGAAACTCCACAAATTTGATAGGCAATACGATTTGTTGGTGGATGCCGGAACGAGTGAACACGTTGGTACAAACGGCAAGCACGACATCAAAGCCATATACAATTGTTGGAAAAATAAACACAACCTCACTAAACTCGGAGGTTATATCATCTCCGAAAACCCAAAAACAGGCAACTGGCCCGGGCATGGATTCAACTACGTTACAGAAGAGTTCTATCGTAATCTGGCTGCAATCTGCGGTTATAGTCTGCATGATGTTGGTAGCGTTGCTGCTATGGGCAATACTACTGATGGGTGGAATGTTTACTCGGTTCTACAAAAGACTAAAGAAGAGTTTTGTACGTTAATTGAATTCAAAACCTGTGGTATCCAAACAAGTTAGGGCAACGGATGTATTCTTTAAGAACCTAGAAGCGTACTACGATAAGTACCCTATAATCTGCAATGAGGGTGGCAGTAGAAGTAGCAAAAGTTACTCAATAGTGCAACTTTTGATAACTATTGCAACAAAGTACCCACAGAAACGTATCTCTATTGTATCTCACTCCCTACCTCATATCAAGCGTGGCGCATACAGGGATTTTAAGATTATCATGGAAGAATGGAATTTATGGGATGAAAAGCAATTCAGCTATACCGATTTCATATACAGATTTAAGAATGGCAGCTACATCGAATTATTCGGGTTAGAAGATGAGGGCAAGGCACGCGGCCCGGGCAGGGATATTCTATTCATCAATGAAGCGAACCTAATCCGTAAAGCGTTATTTGACCAATTGGCAATGAGGACAACGGGTAAGATATTCCTGGACTGGAAT